TGTAACGTGATACCCTATTCCCGCTCGCATTGTCAATAGCGGCTTGCAATTCCTTGATGGTCTGCGCGACCTCGGCAAGATTGGCGCGAGTAAACGAGCGGCCTGCGATGCTGTAGCTTGCGCCGGCAATGGCGATTGCTTTTAGACAAGATGTGAAGTCGGTCTGTAATTCTTGCAGAGTTGCAAGCGGTAAACCGAAGAATGATTTGTGCATCGCCATTTAAAAGTTCGTTGTGTCAATTCTCGCCTATCGGCAAAACGCCTGCCAGCATCGCGGATGCGAGCGCGATACACTCGCAGTCCCAAAGATGGTTCGGACGTCCGCCGATGCGAACCCATCTCTGTTCGACCTGTTTGGTCTTGGAGTTCGTGACGTCCTTCTTCATCTCCGACAACATCTGTTTTCGGTAGTCATCCGACACGTCCCGCGCGACTTCCCATTTCGGAACTGCGTCAGCCTGGCGAAGTGAAGCGAGTTTGTCTTTGATCCCTTCGTTGGAGAAAAAGAAATACGCGCATTTCAACCCGTCGCTTCCGGCTTGCGCTCCCTCGATTTTGCTGACGAAACGGCGCGTCCTTCTCGCGCCGTCAAGATGATAAAAGCCGTCCTGCCCCGAACCGTGCGAAGCTGTCCACCCACGTCGAGCACATTGCTCGTAGACTAGCGGCGTGTCGTAACCGGCATCAACAACAACGCACCGAGGAACAACATCGAACTGCTGTTGGATGGCGTCGAGCGTTTCCCACGTCAGCGGTCGCGACTCGTGCAAGAGCATCGAAGACCCATCAACGCGGAAGGCGCGGACGATGCACCAGAAGTGATCGCGTTGCTTATCGACGCACATAAAGCGTCGGTGCTCGCCGTCGATTTTCTGACCTTCCAGATACTCAGCCTTCGCGTAGTCGCCGGTAGTGATCTCCGGTAGGTCGCTCGTCACTTCGTCCTGCCAAGTCTGTGCCTTGCGCTTCTGAATAAATTGTTTTAACGGCTCCAGGTTGCCGCTGCTCTTGGCTTCGTTGGCCTCGATCCACTCCTTGACGATGGAAAACCAAGGTATCCACCAGACAGCGTAAGCCGGATATTCAAACGAGCGGTGACCTCGCACCGGATGTGGGTTGAGTGCGCGGTAGGTTGCAGTATTTGCAAGGTTGCGTCGAGTCGATGCGTCGTCTTTGTATCGCGTTTCGCAATGCTCGCATTTCATGTTGACCGAATCCTGCACCTTGTCCCAAAGAATACCGCCCTTGTCGTCGCGTTCGGTCGTGTATTCGATCTGGTCGAACAAGTATCGCTGCCAGTTCCCGCATTGGGAACAACTCCAACCCCACACTTCCCGCGATCCGCTGTCCCATTCAGCGTCTGCTTCATGTCCTGCGTCCCATCCCTGCGAGACCAAGAGCGTTTTGCGGTTCCAGCGGTCGTGGTGTCGCGCCTTGAGTTCCTTGATCATGCCGCTTTTCCATCTCCATACCTCGTCGCCGACGCAATAGCGCATGGATTTCTCTTGCAAGTTCGTCATGTTCGCTCCCCCTGCGAACAATACCATGTGCGGAAAGAGGATCGTGGTCTTGCGTAGCGCGTGCCGGTCTTCCGGGAACAGGTCGCGAACAGGTTTGCACTCTTGGAAGATCGGCAACAAGCGCGACTCCGTCCAATCCTTCACCATGTCGTCAGTCTGACCGACGAACAATGTCGGCCCAGGCTTTTGCGCAACGATGAAGCAAGCCAGCGTTTCCATCATCGTCGTTTTACCTCCTCCGGTTGGTGCACGAAGAAAGACCTGCGTGGTCTCGTCATCGCTTGCGGCCAACAGCGGCGCATTCAGCCACGGCGCCACCGAAGGATCGAAGCGCGAAGCGCGATCGGAGTTGGGAAAGTTAACGTGGTCGCTTGCCCAGTCTAAAATTGTTCCATCGAACGCGAGCTTGATGCCGTCGCGGATGCCTTGTGCTAGTGGATTCATTCGATATCGCTCCTTGCGTCCCAAATAAAAAGGCCAACCAATAAAATTGCAACGACGATTGAGATTATCATTTCATTCCGAAAATATGTTTGAGCGCGTCTACATTCGCAGATGCTGGTTGTTTAAAAGTCGGCTCCTCTTCACCATCATACATGGCAATTTCCCACGTTGTTTCAAACATCTTGCGAAGCCCGGCAGCTGACAACGTCACGTTACCTTCACCGTCGAAGGATGGGTTGCGTTTGGAGTATATTTTCCAGAGTTCTCGTTTAGTCATAATTTCGGCAGAGCTTGAACATCTTCTCGACGGCGTCGCGGACGTGCGGCCATTCCTCTGCGTCGAAGCGTAGCTTGCCGCTCTCTTGGCTGATCTCCAAGAACTCCCCAGCGGCCTCGTCGACGATCTCGATCTCGGTGACGCTGTCATCAAATATTTGTTGTCCTTTGACTCCGACTATCATTTTTGTTGTGCGTGTTTCGTAGTTCATACTTTTTCTAATTCAGTTCTGATCTCGGCAAGGATCGACTGCGTGCGTTCGTGCAGTTTCTTCCGCAAGGTTGACTCGTCCAGTCCTGCCAATGCGCCCGACGCATCGTTGACCAAGGCCGCGAGTTTTGCGCTGAAGATCGCGCCGATGCGAATGCCGGCTTCGCGGACTACGGCGTTTTTGATGTATTCCCCGCGATCAACCGAAAGCGCAAACTCGATCTTCTCGCATTCCAGCAATGTCTTCCGCAACTTCGCCTGCTGGATGTTCTCCGGTGCGGTGTCGCCTCGCCCATGCGTTTCGAGCCAATCCTTCCTCCACTCCGTAGCGGCCTCGATGCTGGTCATAGGCATTCCCTGCTTGACCATTTTGTGGATGTTCGGCTGCGTCATGCCCCATGCCGCCGCAAGCTCGGCCTGCGTCAGCCCCTTGCCGTCCCGCTTTGCCGCAAACTCCGCCGCGATCTTCGACTCTCGCGCCGTCAGCGTCTTGCCGTCCTTTAGTTTTTGAAGGATGTTCTTGAACTCGGCCTCGCGGATTTTACCTTGCAGGTCGGATGCCGGTTGCGGCGGTGAATCAGAAGGTTTCTTTTTCATTTCTTAAATGACTCATCCAATATGCACGGCGTTGTATGTTTCCACGAAACTCGATGGTGCATTCTTCTGAATACCGGCCCCATATCAACTATCTTAACGCAGCTTGGCGCATACATCACCGAGTAAAACGACTTGACGTAAGTCCCAGAGTCTAAATAAAGTTCAGTCATTCCTCCCGAATTGCTTTGCGTCTGCTTCTGGCAAACTCCAACGTTTGGAATTGTAAAAAATAAATCACCGCGCCGGCCTCCGCATGAATATAAATTTACATCCTCATTAATCCTCCCGAAAAATTGGAACGGACGATCCGAACAACAGACAAATGTATTCATCGCCTTGCGCCACGGCTTTAACTTCTTGGCTTTGTTCCCGTCCTTCCCTCCAATAAAATCTCCATTCTGTGCCATCGCCACAGTTTTAGATTTTGTTTGATCCAAAAAATCAACCATCACGTCAAAAATTCCGTCTAGGTTAGATATATTCGTCTTGTCGCAGTATTTATTTTTCGAATCATTCCTATACCTAAAATCCTGATAGTCGTCATCCAGTTGAATAAAATATTTGATTCCTAGTTTTTTTGCTATCTCGAAGCACGCATTTCGAGCGTAGACGATTGAACGTCTATCTCCAAAGTTGTCCCCTTCATCAAATGTTTCAGATATCGCCAGCTTATCAAAAACGACGACCTCGCCCTTAAATTTTTTTTCATAATCGGACCTGCTCTTGTCTTCGTTGTCGATCAGAATAATAATTCTTCCAGAATATCCTTGCCGTTTAAGCGAACGATATGTGTGCACCTTGTCTGGCCTGCCGTGAGTAAGAATAAACGCAGCGAAATTATTCTTCATCTGGATTGTCGACAGAATACATATCGTTGATTTTTTCTGACAATGCAACAAAACCAAGCTCGATCGCTTTGTTGAAATCAATTATCACAAGCGCAGAATCTTCCATCAATTCTTGAACGCTTTTATCGGAATGCGCGTAATACTCTGCAATGTTTTCAAAGTTGAACACGGTGTGACGATATGCGGCTTCGATTAGAAAGGATTTATCATCTTCAGGTATTGAAGCCTTTTTGATTTTTTCAATCATCGACTTTGTTTTTGTTGAATCGAAAAGTTCTGCAACGCTTGGCTTTGTTTTCTTCGGCTCATATTTGGGCGATTCAACCTTCCGCGTGTAGGCTTCTCCGTTTTCCCCAAGTCCGCCATCTTCACTCCATCCGTCGTCCCACCCAAGCCCAGCAATATCAACGCCATCACCTAGCAACGACGTTAGTTCATTCTTTAACATTTCCTCATCCCCTACGCGCGAAACGCAAAAAAACACGACGCCGCGCAGGTCTCGAAACTAGCCGGCAGCATCCGCGAATTTGGTTTCAATAATCCGGTCTTGATC